CGCTGGACTGCCGGGTCTATGCCCGCGCCGCCGTCTGGATCGCCGGAGCCGATCGTTGGTCCGAGGACAAGTGGCGCGATCTCGAAGACCAGGTCGGTCCCCTGCCAGCGGACAATGACGACACGCAAGCGATCATCGAAGCCGGGCGTCTCGCCCGCCCAAACCCGCCAACCACCAAGCGGCAGAGCGACTGGCTCGGCCCGCGCGGGAAGTGGTTCTGAGGATATGTCATGGCCTGGACGGTCGACGAACTCGATGCGCTGAAGCGCGCCTATGCCAGCGGCACGCTCCGGGTCAGCTATGACGGCAAGACGGTCGAGTATGGCTCGGCGGACGACCTTCTGAAGCGCATCCGCACCATCGAGACCGAGATCACGGCATCCTCCGGCGTGTCGCGCCCAATCGCGGGCTATGCCGGGTTCGGACGGGGCGACCGATGAGTCACGTCACCTTCCTCGACCGGATGGTTGCGTGGGCCGCGCCCGAGGCTGGTGTGAGGCGTGCGCTCGCCCGCCGCAGCTTCGAGGCGCTGAGCGCCAAGACCCATGGCTATTCCCGGGGCTATGAGGGCGCGGCCAAGGGGCGGCGCACGGACGGCTGGAAGGCGGCGGGAACATCGGCTGATGCCGAGATTGCGGCCGCCAGCGGCCTGTTGCGGGATCGCATGCGCGATCTCACCCGCAACAATCCGCACGCGGCGAAGGCCGTGTCCGTTCTGGTCAACAATATCGTCGGCAGCGGCATCATTCCCCGAGCTGCGACGGGTGACGCCAAGCTCGACGAGACGGTGGACCGGCTGTGGACCGAGTGGACCGCCGCCTGTGACGCCGATGGACAGCTCGACATCTTCGGGCTGCAGACCCTGGCCGTTCGGGAAATGATCGAGGCTGGCGAAGTCCTGGTCCGTCGCCGTCCGCGACGTCCGAGCGATGGTCTGGCCGTGCCGCTCCAGGTCCAGATCATCGAAGCTGATCTGCTGGACAACACCCGCAATGGCGATCTCGCCGATGGCGGTCGGCTGCTTCAGGGCATCGAATTCGATCCATTGGGTCGACGCCGCGCCTATTGGCTACATGCGCAGCATCCGGGCGACGCTGTCGTCACCATGCGCCGACGTCGGGAGAGCCTCGCCATCCCGGCCAGCGAGGTGCTGCATCTCTACGAGAAACAGCGCACGCAGGTGCGCGGCGTCCCGTGGGGCACGCCGGTGATGCGCGCGCTGCGCGATCTCGACGATTGGACGCAAGCCGAATTGGTCCGCAAGAAGACGGAAGCCTGTGTCGTCGGCATCGTGCTTGGCGCCGATGAAGCCGACCAGGGGATTGCCCCGTCGGTGGTCGACGCCGACGGCAATCGCGTCGAACAGTTCGAGCCCGGGCTGATCGCCTATGCGCGCGGCGGCAAGGAGATCCGCTTCAATCAGCCTGCGACGACGGCAGGCGTCGGCGAGTGGCTCCGCGCGCAGCTTCACATCGTGGCGGCGGGGTTCCGCATGCCCTATGAGCTGCTGACCGGCGATCTCAGTCAGGTGAACTATTCGTCGATCCGGGCGGGGTTGGTGGAGTTTCGCCGGCTGATCGATGCGGTCCAGTGGCAGATCGTCATCCCGGTTCTCTGCCAGCCCATTTGGGTCTGGTTCTGCCAGGCCGCATGGGCGGCCGGGAAACTGCCGCGGCCGGACATTGCGGTCGAATGGTCTCCGCCGCGTTTCGAAGCCGTGGACCCGCTGAAGGACGCGATGGCCGATCTTCTGGCACTGCGCTCGGGCACCATGTCGCTGGCGCAGGCCATCGCCCGTCAGGGCCACAACCCCGACGCGGTTCTCGCCGAGATCGCCGCCATGAACGCCAAGATCGACGCCCTCGGGCTCATTCTCGATAGCGATCCGCGGCGCGTGACGAAAACCGGCGTGATGCAGTCGGCAACCGACCCGTCGTTCGGCTGATCTCAAGGACCACTTTCATGAACCGACATATCAACCTGCCACCGCTGACGCGGGCGGCGGACCTGTTGCCTGCGTCGATCGATGCGGCCGAGCGCACCATCGACGTGGTCTGGTCCACAGGCGCGCGCGTGCGCCGCAATCCGTTTTTCGGCGATCCCTTCGACGAGGAACTGGCGATGGATCCGCGCGCCGTCCGTCTCGATCGCCTGAACGCGGGTGCGCCGCTCCTGAAGGTGCACGATGCCTCCGTGCTCGACAGCGTCATCGGCTCGGTCGTGCCGGGCAGCGCTCGCATCGAGAACGGACGCGGCATCGCCCGTGTCCGCTTCTCCGACCGGGCTGAAGTCGAACCGCTCTGGAAGGACGTCGAGGCCGGACACATCCGTGCGGTCTCGATCGGCTACCAGGTCCATCGCTTCGAGGTGACCAAGCAGGCGGGCGCGCCCGAGCTGTGGCGCGCGGTCGATTGGACGCCGTTCGAGATTTCCGCAGTGCCCATTGGCGCTGATCCGGCAGCGGGCTTCCGCGCCGACGAACCCCTTCACCCCTGCGTCGTCCACCGCGCCGACGCTCCATCCAAGGAGAAAGCAGCCATGGACGACGCTGTGACCGACAAGACCGAAACGCAGACGAGCCAGGTCGCGCCTGAACCGCAGGATCGCGTGCCGAACACGCCGCTGATCGATGCAGAGGCGATTGCGACCCGCGCGCGCGATTCCGAACGCGAACGTGTCGGAACCATCTACGATCTTGCAGGTCGCCTGCACCTCGAGCGCAGTTTCGCCGACGATCTCGTCAAGCGTGGCGTGACGCTCGATGCAGCGCGCAGCGAGATCCTCGACAAGGTCGCCACCGATGCCGAAAAGACGCGGGTTTCGCCCCAGGTCAGCGTTCCGCTCGGCGGTCGTGATGAACGCGTCACCCGTCGTGACGCTGTGTCGAATGCCTTGCTGCACCGATATTCGCCCACGCTCTTCCCGCTGAGCGAACCGGCGCGGGAATATCGCGGAATGACGCTGCTTGAACACGCCCGTGAGTTTCTGGGGAGTGCGGGCGTCAATGTCCGGGGCATGTCGCGCGACGAGATCGCCACCCGCGCTCTGCATTCGACATCGGATTTCCCCGAAGTCCTTTCGGCCGTCACGAACAAGACGCTCCGGCAGGCCTACGAGGCCTATCCTCGAACGTTCATCCCCTTTTGCCGCCAGGTGCTCGCCACGGACTTCAAGGCGATGCAGCGGGTGCAGATCGGCGAAGCTCCCCAACTCCTGAAGGTCGGCGAAGGTGGCGAATTCAAGCGCGGCACGATCGCCGAGTCGAAGGAAAGCTACCGTATCGAGACCTATGGGCGTGTGGTGGGCATCACCCGGCAGGTGCTGATCAATGATGATCTCGACGCCTTCACCCGCATCCCGGCCATGTATGGCACGGCCATCGCCACGCTTGAGAGCGACGTCGTCTGGGGCATCGTCACCGCCAACGCCAATATGGCCGACGGCGTGCCGCTGTTCCACGCCACGCACAAGAACCTCGCTTCTCCTGGCGGCGTGCCCAGCGTGACGGCCATCGGCGACGGGCGCACCGCCATGGCCAAGCAGACCGGGCTCGACAAGAAGACGGTCCTCAACATCCGCCCCGCCTATCTGCTGGTGCCCGCCGCTCTCGAACTCGCGGCCGAGCAGATCATCGCGCAGAACCTCGTTCCCGCGAAAACCGGGGACGTGGTGCCGCAATCGATCCGCACGCTGACGCCGATCGCCGAACCGCGCCTTGATGTGGCGAGCGCGACGGCTTGGTATCTCGCCGCCAACCCGGCGCAGATCGACACGATCGAGTTCGCCTATCTCGAAGGCCAGCAGGGAGCCTACATCGAGACCCGCAATGGCTTCGATGTCGATGGCGTCGAGATCAAGTGCCGACTCGATTTCGGCGCGAAGGCCATCGATTGGCGCGGCCTGTTCCGTAACCCCGGCGCTTGATCTCCAAACCCGCCGGCATTTTCACCACCATCTCGGAGCCAGTTCCATGAAGAATTACGTCCAGCCCGGGCGAACGATCACGCTCGCCGCTCCCTATGCTGTTGCCTCCGGCGACGGCCTTCTCGTAGGCGCGATTTTCGGGATCGCGACGGCTTCCGCAATCCTTGCCGAGCAGGTGGAAGCCTGCCTCGTCGGTGTGTTCGATCTGAAGAAGACCGCTTCACAGGCCTGGAGCGTCGGCGACAAGATCTATTGGGACAACACCAATAAGGAGGCCACCAAGACGGTCGGAACCAACACGCTGATCGGCGCTGCGGTTGAAGCCGTCGGCAATGGCGCTGGTGAGACCATCGGTCGGGTGCGCCTCAACGGAACGGCATGACGATGTCCGCCTTTGCTTCGGCCATCGATGCGCTCTTCGCCGATCCCAATCTCGGCGAAGACGCGCTGTGGAAGGCAGGCGGTGTCGGCGCAGGCGTCGCTGTCCGCATCATCCGTAAGTCGCCCGACCGGATGGCGGAATTCGGCGAAAGCCGCGCCGTTGTGCCGACAATCGGCATCGATATCCGCCGCTCGCAGGCCGCAACGATCAATGAGGGCGATCTGATCCTGATCGGCGCCGAGACTTATCGGATCATCGGCGAACCGATGGGCGATGCGCTCGGGCTTGTATCGGCGTGCGAGGCCGTAAAGGTGTGATCCATGCGGTTCACCATCCAGCGTCCCAGTCTCGGCAAAGCGCTTGCTGAAACCAAGAAGGATATCGAACGCGCCGTCACCTCGGGGATGCGCGACGCTGCTGATGGCCTGAAGCAGGATCTCCGCGAGGATGTCGTCGCGGCCGGGCTCGGTGAGCGGCTGTCCCGCACGTGGCGGGGAAAAACCTTCCCCGAGGTGGGCGAGAGTGCCGAAGCCGCCGCCTATGTCTGGTCGCGCGCGCCGAAGATCGTTGATGCCTTTGACCGTGGCGTTGTGATCCGTTCGGCACGCGGCCTGTTCCTGGCGATCCCGACCGCCGCCGCCGGGAAAAGCGGGCGAAGTGCGGCGGGCTCGCGCGAGAAGATCACGCCGGAAGGCTGGCAGCGGCGAACCGGCCTGAAGCTGCGGTTTGTCTATCGCCGTGGCCGTCCCTCGCTGCTGGTCGCGGATGATGCCCGGATCACCACGCGCGGGCTTGCCGCCCGCAATCGCCGCAAGACCGGACAGGCCAGCGTGATCGTGTTCATTCTGGTGCCGCAGGTGGCGCTGAAGAAACGGCTCGATGTCGAGAGCGCCGCCAAGCGGCAAGCCGCGCGCGTGCCCTCGCTGATCGCGCGGCACTGGCCGCAATCCTGAAAGCTGGTCACCCATGGCTTCGAAACGCGAAACCGTCCTTGCGGCGGTGAAGTCGCTTGTCGCCGCCGCCCTGCCGGGCGCGGACGTGAAGCGCAATCTGGCCAAGGCCGAACGCATTTCGCCCGGCGGTCTGGTCGTGATCCGCGACGGAGATCCGGGCGAACCCGAGGTCAGCCTCTCGCCGCTGACATACCTCTATTCGCACCGCATCCCGGTTGAGATCGCCGCCTATGAGAGCGCGACGCTCACCCGCGAGCAGGTGGTGGACGCCATGCTAGGTGCGATCGGCGCGGCGGTCATGGTGAACCGGACGCTCGGCGGGCTGTGCGACTGGATCGAAGCGGAAGCGCCCGTGACGGACGATATCGAAGCGCTCGGCGCCTTGCCTGGACGCTTTGCAGATCTCGCGATCCTCGCCGTCTACGCGACCACCGATCCTTTGAATTGATCGACGGCCCTTCGACTGCGCTCGGCCTTTGGAACTGAACCACCAACGACAGGAGTATTCCCATGGCACGCGCACGCGGCGCCAACGCCGTCATGGCGGCGGTGTTTGAAGCCACCTATGGCGTCACGCCCGGCACCGGTTTTCGCAAGTTGCCCTTCGTCTCGGCCAATCTCGGCGAAGAGCAATCCCTGATCGAGAGCGATCTTTTGGGCTATGGCCGCGATCCGCTGACGCCGGCCTATGACGTGGTGTCGAACGAAAGCG